AAGCCATTTGAGTGGCTGGTGATTACTTTACACAATCTGCGAAGTCGGTGGGGGATTTCGCCAATGGAAACAAACTACTGCCCCCCACCTAGCCTCAGCACCGCTCAAACAGTGGCTGAGAGTCCTTTACGGCAACACAGGTGGCTTGTCGCCACACACATACTGCCAGTGCCAAGCCTCAAACTCTGGGCTTTTCGGGTCTGAGCCTTGAAGGTAAAAACCATACTTCGGTGCGTTGGCACACATCCAATCAAAACACTTACCGCCCATAGAAACTAGGGCACCATCTTTTTCATATCCCACGTCAATAGCAAGACCAAAGCCATGGTTAGAAGTGCCCGGCACACCACTAGGCGACTTGCCTTTTTTGAGGTACCACAGTTTGTCTTGGTACTTGCGTGTCACTTGTGGGCTACGGCCTTGGTCTTTCAATGCGTAACGATCACTGAACAAGGCTAACTGCTTATCAAAGGGGCGGTAGTCGCCTACATTGCGCAGCTTGAACCCAGCCGTGAGGCAGTCGGCGTAGAGCTTGTTAAATGCCACTGCTGCACCTGTCCACATTTCGCCACCTGTCTTAACTTTTTTAAGCATGGCTGGGGTCAGGTTGCCGTTGCCCACTTTGGCTACTTCGGCTGGTAGCACCATTTTTTTGTAGGGGTAAACCTTGGTCATAGTGGTGGGTCTTTGGGTTTGTCTTTAAGGCCGTTGCCAGCAAGCAAACCAATCAGGCCACCGGCAAGGGTCATAAGCATGGGGCTGAGAATTGCCCAGGCTTCTGAGTCATTGGGTGCTTGTTCTGTGCTTTGTACCACAAACAGTAAGCCGTAGAGCAGCGCCACGATGGAGAACAGAAACGCGCTTGATAGGCACACGCCTACAACGAGGATGAGTCGTGCTTTTATTTCCTCATTGGTAAGTCTGTTTTCGGGTTTCATTTGCATTTGCTTTCTAGGAAGCCATCAGCTTGGGTGCTTTGGCAGTTGTGGCGTACACGGTCAGCGCAGGCCGTGAGTGGTAGCAAAATAACCAATAGAACTAGAGTTTTTCGGCTCACGTTGAACCTATGTCCTCAATAATCAACTGCGTTACAATGTTTGCTGCGTTTACTGCTGTCATTGAACCGCCAGATGGAACCAATGTGCCACACAAAACAACAGCGCCAGCCGTGAAAGATTTGGTAATAGTGCACAAGCCGTAAGTTTTGTTTAAGGATTGCATTTTTACTTCAGTAATTTGCTGAACCGTTCCGCTGATGTTGGTCAATCTGATTTGCATTGTACAAGTGTTCATTGTTCCAGAGTTGTATTCCAATACTGGCTCATAATAAGAAATTCTGTATAAACGATTGGCAACAGCTGTAAATGATGGCGAGGTAATTCTTACTGTTTCAACGCTCAATGAGACTGATGATGTGACGTTGGTGACGCTGACAAGACCTCGCGGAAAATTGTTTTGTTGTGTTGCAGTCAGGATTTGACCTGCTGTGAAGTCGGTGTTAAGTGCCATGTTGGTGTTTCCTTTCTTAGAAACTTAAAAGGTTAGTAGTGGAAAGAGTACCGAAAATGGCATCGTTGAGGGTGAAATAGGCGCTGCCGTCTGTGGATTCGTAAACGAATGACACAATATGGCTGCTAGGTGTGATGTTGTGGGCTATGCCCGACACAATTACGGTCTGTGTTTCTGTCGATGGGGTGCCTACCACAAAGTTTTTAACCACAGTGCAGATGCTGGTCATGTCAAGGTTGAGCACAATGTTTTGGTTAGTGATTGATAGGGCTGACATTTCGGTAGATAGGCCTGTAAACCTGAGCACAGGGTTTTTGTATTTGCCTAGCAAATAGTTACCAAGCCCAGCGACCTCAGCCACAGTGCTGTTAAGCAAATTAGTTAGCGCATACTGCTGGGACTGATAGAGGGCAATGCTGGTGGCATCGCTAGTGGTTTGGACTGCGCCAGCGTCTGATTGAGTAATTATGTAGTTGTAAAGCAGCTCATCACCAAACTGGTTAATCAGAGTCTGATACGGCAAGCCTGTGCCGTCAGTGTTAAACGTGGCCCCAGCCACAGGGTTAAGCACACTAGACCTACCCTTAAAAGTAAGAGTGCCATTAGCGCTCATAAACAGATAGCCCTGCTCACTTGTGTTAATGAGCTGCAAATAGTTAAGGCAGTTAGTGTCCTGACTAATAGCAAAAGCGCCAAGAGTAGATGAGCCTGTGTCAATAGATCGCGCGCCTTGGTAGTTAATTTCTGGCAGGTCTAGCACTGTATTGATACGTGCACCTGTGGCTTGTGCTGATGGTGTCACAGCGTTTAAGGCTTGATTAGCGAGCACTGTGAAGTTGTCAGAGCATGAGGCGTACATCATGTCTTGATTGCTGATGTCGTAGTCAAGGTTCCAGTCTGTAATTAAACCTGTGTAGATGGGTATGCCGTTAGCAAGTATCTGCACCGGGCATCGTGGCAAAACAAACGGGTAGTACGGGCTAGAAGTGTTGCTTGGGTTAAGTATTTGGCTGTCGTTGTTAAAAGCAATCACAGCAGTGCCAGCATTGAACTGGTCTAACTGGCGTGAACGGCCACGGGTAATGCTGACATTTTCCACAAGGCTTGTGAGATCAACAAAGGTGGTGCCACCTAACGTGCCGCGGCCAGCCGTATCTAAAACACCATAAAAGGCATCGTTGAGCTGAAACGGTGTACCAAAGCCAGTGGTGCTCTGAAAGCCCACCAGCACTTGCATTACGGGAACACTCATGCTGGGGCAAATACCGTTCCGCTACGGCGCTGCGCTTTTTGGATGGCAGCAATAATGTCCTGACCAATTTGGTCGGGTGTGCTTACAAGCCCAGCATTTACTGTGATGTTCATACCAATGCCGTTGGCTTTGTTTAACGGGATGACAGCCTCTGGGCCTGCCTCGCCAATCAGCGCCATAGTTGGGCTAGTCACAATGCCACCTGTAGCCATAGCTTCAAAACCACGAGCACTGCCAGTGTTGCCGCCACCATCGCCGCCATCGCCACCGAGCCTGCCAAAACTCACCGAGCCAAGAGTGCCGATATCTTTGCCGGGCTTAATCAAGTTGATGCCTCGAATGACCAAGTTAATCATTTTGATGTAGGCGTTAGCCATGAACTCAAAATAGCCAGCGACACCATTAACGACTGTGCGCACAACATTGCCAAAAGTGTCAAACTTTTTGTAGGCCACCACAAGAGCAACACCTAGCGCCACAATGCCAGCCGTGATTAGCACAACAGGGTTTAACGCCATGGCTGCATTAACCAAAACAACCGAGGCCGCTAACACACCGAAAGCAGCTGCTACAGCCGTGATCAGTGTCGGGTTCTCTTGTGCCCACGTTGCGAACTTCTGTAGCACTGGCAGAGCCTTCTCAAGGATTGGCAGCAGTGCAGCGCCCACACCTTCTTTGGCTTCACCAAGGGCGACACCTAAACGCTTCATAGAGCCTGCCGCTGTGTTCGCAGAGTCAGTGGCGGCACCACCAAAAGTGACAGCCATTTCAGCCATAACTTCTTCCATAGATGCGCCGTCTTTAATCATTTGGCGTAGTTCTGGTGACAGTTTTGCTAGAGCAGTCATGTTGCCGCCGTATGCCTTTTCCATGGCTCTAGTTACTGTCTCAAGGCTGATGCCTTTGGCCGCTGCAACATCCATAGCAAGGGTCGCAGCCTTTTGTGCTTCGCTAACACTCATGGTGGCACGAACAAGACCAGCCAGTGCCGGGCGTAACTCATCATCAGTGACACCAAGCAACTTGCCCTGTGTGCTTATCCAACTTTCGTTAGCAGCAATCTGGGCATCTGTAGCGCCAGTAGTTTTCTGTAGCTGACGCGCAAGAAGTTTTTGTGCCTGCTCATCTTCCATTGCACCTTTAACAGCATCGCCAAGGCCAGCCACTAAACCAGCCAATGCTACGGCAGCGTATTTGTTGGCTTTGCCTAGCGCGTATTTCGCTTTGGCTTGTGCGCCTTCTAAATCCTTAAAGCCTTTCTCGGCTTCCTTCAATCCCTTAGGGTTAAATTGCGTAACGATTGGTAGATAAATAGCCATTATGCAGCCTGCCTTGCTTTAAATGCTCGATTAGCGTCAGCGATAACTTCATCAACTGCTTTCATAATGTCAGCAGTGCCTTGTTCAGCTATGAACTTGCGTGAGCGCCACAAGCCACGCTGAGGCTTGCCAAAAACATTAGTTAGCAAGCGTGAAAAGTCGCTGTTGTTTTTAGAGCCAGCCTGTGAAAACAGTGCACCAGCTGCGTTCTTTTGCACCAGTGTTACCAGTGGTGTAATTCCTTGACCACGGGAACGGCCACCAACCATGATCTGAACGCCCTTGTCCACTTTGGCTTTGTCATACGCCAGACGGCCTTTGTTTTTCCATCCGTGAATAACAGAGATACCAATATCGGCAGGGAACTGCTTACGGCCTTCTTCGAGCATTGCCGGGCTACTGGCCTTAATTTTGGCGGCTGCCTTGAAACGTGCTGACTTGTCTAACTTGCTCAGCTCAGAAAGTGCCTGCTTCAAGCCTGTAATTTCTACGCTTGTGTTGAGGCTCATTGTTTGCGGCTTTCGTTTAACAGCTTGATTGTGGTATTTAGATCAGCAATGTCAAACTCTACAGCAGGTGGCCACCAGCCTGTGGCTACTAGGAGACTTGCTAAGGAATGGCGGTAGGTTCCGCTTGGGTAGGGTTTGCCGGGTCATTATCCACCACTTCCAAAGTCACTAGACGCTTAATAAAATCGTCAAGCACTACGGGCACTGTGATGCCAGCGATTTTGCTTGACTCGTAAGCCATAAAAGCCAAGTCCTCAATGCTGATGCCCTGCTCGCTGATGGTGCTTGACTTGCGTTTGTATTTGCGTTCCCATTGCACGATGACGTACAGACTGGTTGAGACTAGATACGGGCCTTCGCCAGTATCTACGTTAAGTGTCAATTTCATGTCGGGTTCCTTTGGTTATGGGGCTGTGATATCTCGTGCGTAGGTGCCGCCAATAAATGATGCGGTAATCATTGACAGTTCGCCTACAGCGCCAGTGATTGGTGTGTAGTCGACAAGTTGCATGTTGATGATTGTGTACTCAGGGTTAGATGCTGACTCTGTGACACCTGATGGTGAGATGGTTAGCTCAGTGGTTCCTGTGCCAAGGTTGGCGAACAGTGTGGCTTCAACTTCGCCAGTGCCATAAGACAGATACATCTCAAGCTCTACAGCAACGGTTTGCAAGCCCGGCACGAAGCGATGGCCTGTGTCACCGAAAGCGGTGCTCTCGAGACTGTCCACGCCAAGTGTGACAGTTGCGCTACGGCATTGGTCAGTCAAATCAACTTTGGCACCACCAGTAGTTGGGGCGAGATTGACTGTTGGGTTTGTGAGATATGTCGAAGTGGCCACGTTAATGCTCCTGTGTTAAACGGTGCCGGGTTCCGTATCTGTTGTTAGTTCTAGCAGATAATACTACTGCAGTGGGGTATCTCATTGCTTTTGTGCTTGCATGGCCATCTGTAGATCGTAGGCAGGATAAGTAGCGCCGCCCATTTCTAACGATGACGGCTGGCCAGCCATAATCACAACTGATGAGCCTAGGACTGTTGCCACGATGCTAAGGATGTTCTCGAGCACGCCTTGAGCTGCGGTGCCACTGCCAATAATCTTGACAGGGATAGTTACGCGGATGATGTTGCCACCACCAGCGACAGTCTCAAAACTTGGGGCATCAAGAAAGACACAGTTAGGGACAATCTTTGTGGGGTCGCTGACTACGCGTAATCCTGACACTGCCACAAGTGTGGCCTTGAGGTCAGCCATAGCCTCGTTCAGAAGCCCTGTGGCAGGCATTAAGCCACCTGTGGGCGGTCTATGCCCAGCAGTTGTTTAATCACTGGTGTCATGGCACTGACAGGCGCTGACCCCATGCCATCAAAACTGGCAAAGGTGTCCTGAACACTGCCACGGGCACGCCAAAGTGCAGCTGCGTACATTCCTGTACCGAGCGATACGTCATGTCCGGGGCTGGTCGTGAGGCTGTCAAAATAGCCAGACTCCTGACGCCTGCGATAACAGAAGTCATTGGCCGCATTGGTGGCCTGCGTAGCCAGTGTGTAGTCATCACTTGGGTTAGTGATATCTACGCCAAGGTATGTGATCAGTGAGGCCGTGGTAATCCACGTGCAGTTCTGCGTGTAAGTAATCGTGCCAGTAGCCGATGCTGTGCGCTCAACATCACTGCCAGTGCAAGCAAACAGCACCTGATTAGGGATACTGACATTGCTATTAAAGAGCAGGTCACCCTCAGTGTCTATGCCTATGTAC